CTGTTTTGGAATTTGTTAAAAACCAAGACAAAACTGAAAGTAAAAGAGTTCGTGCTAGGGATGAGAGGGGGAGGCTTAAGGCTGACGATCCCTCCACTCCTGACGTTAACGAAGCTTGGATGCCAGAGTCATAACAGGGTTGCATATTTGTCACTAGTCTGTTATAACTACTTAAGTATAACTATCCTCACTAACATACTAATGAGGATAGATAAATGTTTAAAAGAGTATTCCAAAAATTAATTAAAGCAAGAGAAGAATCAGCAAGACGTAAGATTGCACGTATGCAGCTTTACAATATGTCTGATAGAGAACTGCGAGATATTAATATCAGCAGACATGACATAGAAAGAGTTATCCTTACAGGACATAAATAAAGAGTACTTTGGGAGGAGACTCAATTGGACCCAGTAACAATAATTGGTGGGGCTACTATGGCCTTCAACGCCTTGAAAAAAGGATTTCAGGTGGGGAAGGATCTAAACGATATGAGTAACCAACTAACTCAGTGGGCTAGTAGCATGAGCGACTTAGCCTACGCAGAGCAAAAAAATAAAAACCCTCCTTGGTGGAAATCATTAAATGGAGGGTCAATAGAAAGTGAAGCCTTGGCTATTTTCACAGCTAAGAAAAAAGCACAGGAAATGAGAAATGAGCTAAAAAATTGGATCTCATTTTCTATGGGGCCATCAGCCTGGGATGAGCTAGTATCCATTGAGGGNAGAATACGAAAGCAGAAAAAAGATCAAGAGTATCGCAAGGCTGAACTACAGGAAGCTATTATAACTTGGAGTGTNACAGGTGTGCTCTTAACTATAGGCTTTAGTACTTTTGGTTTTATANTATATATGGTGGCATAATGACGAAACAACTTACAGAGAAACAACAAAAGTTCTTGGACGTATTGTTCGAGGAAGCAAAAGGNGATCCTGTTGTNGCTAAGAAGCTTGCAGGGTATGCTGATGGNGTTGCCTCTACNCANATNGTTAATGCCTTGACAGATGAGATTGCAGAGCTTACAAAGAGATTCATAGCACAGTCTTCAACTAAGGCAGCATACACAATGTTTTCAGTTATGGCAGATCCTACAGACCTGGGTGTAAAAGAAAAGATGTTAGCAGCTAAAGATATTTTAGATCGTGCAGGATTTGTTAAAACAGATAAGGTAGAAGTAAAGGCTTCAGAGCCAGTATTTATTTTACCTGCGAAAGAAGATGAGTAAAAGAGCGTCAGAAGCAGACCATCCAACTAAGGTAGACTGGCAGATTCCTCTTCAAGAAAAAGGGGGCGAGTGGTATCCTGTAATTAGAGTAGGAAGACACGTACCCTTTGGTTACAAACAGGACGAAGAAGATGAAATGCTTTTGATTCCTATACCTGAAGAACTAGAACTCTTGGAAAAAGCTAAGTTGTTTCTTCAAGAATATAGTATTAGGCAGGTAGCTAGGTGGTTATCTGATAACTCAGGCAGATACATATCTCACTCAGGATTATACAAACGTGTCAGAATGGAAGAAAAAAGACGCAGGGCATCCTCAAACTATAAGCAGTATGCCAAAAAATATAAAGAAGCGTCAAGGAAAAGCCAGAAAATCGAAGAGAAAAGACTTGGTGGTAGAAGTACCAGAAGTCTTGCCACAGATGAGGACTACATCAAACTCGAAAGAGGGGAGTGTTGTCCCTTCTGTGGTCAAACAAAAGGTAATATTTGAACCCAACCCAGGACCACAAACTAGGTTCCTAGCATCAACTGAACAAGAGGTACTATATGGAGGCGCAGCAGGAGGGGGGAAATCGTTCAGCTTGGTGGCTGATCCAGTTAGATATTTTGCGAATCCACATGCACGAATGTTACTTGTTCGTAGGAGTACAGAAGAGTTACGAGAACTTATTTCTGTAAGTAAACAACTCTATCCTCAAGCCATACCAGGCATAAGATTTATGGAAAGAGACAAGACTTGGGTTACACCTAATGGTGCAACACTATGGATGTCATACCTTGATCGTGATGATGATGTTATGAGATACCAAGGACAAGCCTTTAACTGGATTGGTTTTGACGAATTAACTCAGTGGCCCTCCAGTTACTCCTGGAATTATATGCGCTCAAGGTTACGTACTACGAGAGCAAGTGGACTTCCTTTATACATGAGGGCAACCTCTAATCCAGGAGGACCAGGACATCAGTGGGTAAAGAAACACTTCATTGATCCTAACACCCCAGACAAATCATTCTGGGCAACAGATGAAAATGGTGAAGTAATACGTTGGCCCAAGGGTCACACAAGAGAGGGTGAACCCCTATTCAAACGTAAGTTCATTCCTGCTACCCTATTTGACAATCCCTATCTTTCAGAAGATGGGATGTACGAGGCTAACCTTCTATCCCTACCAGAGCACCAACGTAGACAATTACTTGAGGGTGACTGGGATATAAACGAGGGTGCAGCCTTTCCAGAGTTTAACAGACGTATCCACGTTGTTGATCCATATGATATACCTAGTAACTGGATGAGGTTTAGGGCATGTGACTATGGTTATGGATCTCATACTGGAGTAGTCTGGTTCGCAGTTGTTCCAGGATCTGAACAGCTAATTGTGTACAGAGAGTTATATGTATCTAAAATAATAGCCACTGATTTGGCTGACATGATCCTGGACATTGAAGATGGAGAGAAAGTAAAGTATGGAGTTTTAGACTCCTCTCTCTGGCATAATCGTGGAGACACTGGGCCTAGCCTAGCAGAACAAATGATTATGAAGGGCTGTAGGTGGAGACCATCAGATAGGTCTAAAGGTTCTCGTGTAGCAGGTAAGAATGAATTACACAGACGCTTACAAGTAGATGAGTTTACAGAGGAACCAAGGCTTGTTATATTTTCTAATTGCGTTAATACTGTATCTCAGCTACCCTCTATTCCTCTAGATAAAAGAAATCCTGAAGATGTTGACACAAACTCAGAGGATCATTTGTATGACGCCATACGTTATGGTATTATGACTAGACCACGCAGTAACATATTTGATTTTGATCCTGTATCTCAACGCACAGGCTTTCAGGCATCAGACCCCACATTTGGATATTAAGGAATACCTATGGAAGAAGATGATATTTTTGAATCAGACGACTTATCTATAGATGAGGCTACGTCCTCTTACGCAGATGATATGCCTGATAACGAAGTCTATAGTGATCCAACTGTAGGTAGGATTGTTAACTTTGTAGATGATCGTTATAACAAAGCTGAAAAGGCTAGGTACTCTGACGAACAAAGATGGATAAGATCATATCAAAACTATCGTGGCATCTATGGACCAGACGTTCAGTTTACTTCTACAGAGAAGTCTCGTGTATTTGTTAAAGTAACTAAGACTAAGGTTCTTGCAGCCTATGGTCAAATTGTTGATGTCCTCTTTGGTAATCACAAGTTTCCTATCTCTATAAACCCAACTCGACTGCCTGATGGTGTAGCAGAAGCAGTACACTTTGAAGCAAGCCCTGAGATTAAAAAAGCTACAGGCACTGCTCCTATAATGAATCCAGAAGACACTAAGCTTCAGCCTGGAGAAACTATTATTGATTTACGTGAACGTTTAGCAGGTATGAAAGAAAGACTTGATCCTGTTATTGATGACTTAAAGGAAGGTCCAGGTTTAACACCCTCACAGCCTACATTTCATCCTGCTATGGTAGCAGCAAAGAAAATGGAAAAGAAGATCCATGATCAGTTAGAGGAATCAAACGCAAGCAAACAATTACGTAACACAGCCTTTGAGACTGCCTTGTTTGGTACAGGTATCATGAAGGGTCCATTTGCGTTAGACAAAGAGTATCCTAACTGGGACGATGAGGGTAACTACTCTCCTATGTACAAAACAATTCCTCAGACTTCTTCAGTATCTATCTGGAACTTTTACCCAGACCCTGATGCTAATAACATGGATGAGGCAGAATACATTATAGAAAAACACAAAATGTCTAGGTCACAGATGAGAGGTCTTAAAAACAGACCCTTCTTCAGATCTAACGCCATTGACACTGCAGTAGAGTTAGGTGAGTCCTACTCTAAAAAGTGGTGGGAACAAGTTATGGAAGACGCAGACCAAGAAACAAAGCAGAAAGGTATTCTGTTCTAGAGTTCTGGGGTTATGTAGACACAGATATTCTTGAAGATCACGAAGTAGATATTCCAAAAGAATTAAAAGATCAGGATCAAGTTTCAGTAAATGTTTGGGTTTGTAATGGACAAGTACTACGTCTTGTAATGAATCCATTTACTCCTGCTATTCTTCCTTACTACGCTGTACCATACGAAGTAAACCCTTACAGCTTCTTTGGTGTGGGTATTGCTGAGAACATGGATGATACACAGACCCTGATGAATGGGTTCATGCGTATGGCGACAGACAATGCAGCTTTATCAGGCAATTTGCTTATTGAAGTAGATGAAACTAATCTAGCTCCAGGACAAGACCTTACGATGTACCCAGGCAAAGTCCTACGCAGAATGGGGGGAGCACCTGGGCAAAGCATCTTTGGAACTAAGTTCCCCAACGTCAGTAACGAGAACATGCAGATGTTCGATAAAGCAAGGGTATTAGCAGATGAATCAACTGGTTTCCCATCTTTCGCTCATGGTCAAACAGGCGTTAGTGGTGTGGGTCGTACTGCTAGTGGTATTTCTATGCTTATGTCTGCTGCCAATGGCAGCATTAGGACTGTAGTAAAGAACGTAGATGACTATCTACTTGGGCCACTAGCTAAAGCATTTTTTAGTTTTAATATGCAGTTTGATTTTGATTCCAGTATTAAAGGCGATCTAGAAATTAAGGCTGAGGGTACAAACTCACTGATGGCTAACGAAGTTCGTAGCCAAAGGCTTATGCAATTTCTTGGTGTTGTTCAGAATCCTGCTCTTGCACCCTTTGCAAAAATGGATTATATTATCAGAGAGATTGCAAACTCTATGGATCTTGATCCTGATAAGGTTGCGAACTCAATGACAGATGCAGCAGTTCAAGCTGAGATCCTAAAGAAGTTTCAAGAACAAAATCCACCCCCTCCTCCACCTCAAGCACCTCCTGCAGCACCACCAAAAGGAGCACCTGCAGGAGTACAAGTACAGGACACAACAGGTTCTGGTGGAGGACAAGTAGGTACAGGTTCAGCGCCTACTCCAGGTGAACCAGGATTTTCAGCCAACACAGGCTAAGGATAACTATGAATTTAAAACCACTGGTAAACAACAACGAAATCTGGAACTCGTTTAATGAGGAACTGGATCGAAGACTTAACTATATTCATCTTCAAATGGAACAGACTATAAAGCAAGAAGACTTATACAGGCTACAGGGCGAAGCTAAGTCTTTACGCAGACTAAAACTTTTAAGGGACGAAGTGAATGGATTCAAAGACGATTGAAGAACCCAGATTTACTGATCAGGAATTAAAAAAAGTAGAAAGACTCCAGAGTGATCCTAGCTCTGAGTATTACTATAATGACCCTGACGAAAGTTTTATGAGCAAATTAAAGAAAAAACTTGAGCCTTATCAAGAAGACTTCAAAGGTTTTATAGAATACTTATTTACCCCTAGCAGACACTTTGGTACAGGTCAGTATTCTGAGGGTGGGCTAGAAACTCAAACAGAAAATGCTTTTGGTAAAGCACTCTCTAAAAGACCTGGGCTTAGATCTTTCTCAGAAGCTAAAGGTCAAGTATCTTCAGAAGAACTAAAGGCAGGTATTGATAACGCAGCTACGTACCTTCTCCCCTTTTATGAGTCAGGTATAAATATATCTAACGTTGTAGAAGAATACATGAAGCCTGAGAGTGAACGTGACTACGACTACATAAAACAACAGTTCAATGAGGCAGGACAGGGTGCTGCTATAGAAGCAGGTATGATTTTACTAGGTGGTGTTGTCTTCAAGTATGGTGGTCAGGGTATTAAAGCTCTCTACAACAAAGTAAAACAATACGAGGTCAATCCTGATGCAGTATCAGCATTTGGTGTAGGTGCTATCAGAAAGAAAGACACCTTTGAAGAAGTCATGACACCTGTCAAGGCTACAAGAAAAAAGGTAGAACAGTCAGGAGCAGGAGTATTACGTCCTTCTGCAGACTTAGCCTCTGATCTTGATCCTAGACTAAAGAGGGCAATGTCTGCTGATACAGCAGGTAGTATAATGCCAGGTCCAGGTAAATTCTTT